ACTACAACTTCTTCTGCTTCAACTGGTTTATTCACGCTAAAAACTCCATTGTTTAACCTCTGTAATGGTACAAGAGGATTGAATTACCCGGTTTTATGCTCCGGTAAGCATCTTCTAGTTAACATATCCCCTTCGGGTGTGTCAATTTACCACGTTGACTTACTGGACAAGCCCCGTTGCCGCCTGTTCCCGTACATCGTCGGCGCGTTTATTCAGCACCTCAACTTGGGAAAGGCCCGTTTCAACCCGTATTTGCTCCGTCTCCGCGACCTTCTTGCCAGCATCAGCAGTTTTCTGCACTGAACTAGCATCGAGGCTTCTTGCTTCTGCTTCTTGTTGGGCGGCGGCAGCCTTAACGAGTGCGGCATTCGGGTCCTCTTTCGGTTGTTGCGCTTGCTGAACGAGCACTTCCTCTTCGGGCGTAGCAGGTTTAACAAGTCCAGACGTAAGCATGATTTTACGGTTGAGGTCTTTGATTGGATCAAGGCCAACACCTGTGATGTTATCCATAAGAACCGCGATAAGTGCAGGGAGATACTGCTCCCCACCCGGCGTCTGCCCAAGTGCTTCCAACATACCCTTGAGGTCTTCAACGGTCTGCTCTGCAATGGTGTCGTACTGGGGCCCAACATCTGCATAGGCTTGGAATCGGCTGTCAGACAGGTTATTCGCCTCAATAATATCCCCGGTCTTTTCATCCAAAACCTGCTCAAGCAACTGAACTTCGCTTTCGGCCCCGTCCTTGCCAATTGTTCGGACCATGCGCTTGTTGACGTATATCTCGGATGCAATGGATTGATAGACCGTGCCACTCCACGCAATAGCACCGGCGATGTTGTCGTTAACGGGCTGTGTGTTCATGTCTTGGCGTTTAATTATAGCCTTGATCGCCTTGCCTGACATATCGCTGCTGAATGATTCCTGCGGTGCCCCACCCGTTGAGTCTTGAACGAATTGCGGGACAATGCCGAGTAAAGTGGTTGTTGATTGGTCAAGCATAGCTGGCTTCGAGTATCCAATTGGGCCAGCGGAAATAACATTACCTTCTCCGTCCCTCACAGGATCAACCAACAAGTAAGGCTGGTTATTCTTATCGGCCCATAACGCTTTAACGTCTTCATTCTCCATCTGTTCAGGCGTGAAGATAGGAACCTCCTGCCCCCCCGTTGCTGCGTTCTCTGCAAGCTGTGATACCTGCATGTTGAACAGTCGCGCGGGGTCTTTTAATTTACGCACAAGGCCACGATAGGTTTCAACACCATCAACATAAGAACGATAGGCATAGAACGGAATAATCGGAATCCACTTTCCCGCAATCCGGCGTGTGTTCTCCAGTATTTCCTCGCCGCTGAATACGGTTTTCTCAACAATCTGCTCAATAATCTTACGCTTGCGAACAAACGTGTGGAACTCATCCTTGGCTAAATCATCCTTAACCTTTTCGTGGTCTTCCTTCGAAAACCAGACAACCTTACCTGATCGCAGATTATTATAGACGAACACATCAACCTTGTGTTTCTTGATTTCGTAACGGGTGGCAATGAATATATCCGCCGTGGTGGAGTTCCCGTTGTTCATAAATGATCTGCTGGGTGGAGTATATGCCGACACAGGCTGCGCGTCTGGATACTGGCGCTCAAACGATTTGTCAGTGAATTGTGCCAGTTCGGTGCAATGATTGGCGTCGCGCTTATCGATACGCTTTGCTGCCGCGTCCCATATCACTGTCGCATATGCGTTATAGATTGGCCGCCACACCGCGTTCATGTTGTCGTTTTCGGGGTCGCTATCGTCTTCAAACTCTGTTGCTATCTTTAAAGCGCCTACCCCACATGTTGCGGCCTCATCAACCGCGTTGTCAGTGGATAACTTGCCGCTGCCCTTGCGGAAGTCATGGCGATAGATACCGTTCAACAACTCCGCTTCGTCGTCTGTTGTCTTGCTGTCGTCGGGCTTGTACTCAACGCCAACGCGGTTCTGGTTCCACTGCCCGATGAACCTGTTCCGGAAGTTGCTGACCAAATCAAGCTCCAACTTAACGCGGTCTTCGAAGTCATCCTCTAAGAAGTTCTCCCACATTCCACCAATCACATTGATAAACCGTGTGTCTTCGTTCGCAGCATCCCGTTGCTCTTGCCCTAGATCTGCGTCCCGGACAACATCAGCTTTGAATTCTTCTAGCTTCTTGGCGTGTTCTTCGTCGGTCATCGTCTAAGCCTTTGCAGTTTCGGAACGCTAATTGGTTTTCTCTCTATTACCCTACTTTTGGGAATTCTCAAACTCATAAACGTGGCATCGAATAGGTTCGGGCTTTTGATCTTGTGCTTTTTCAACATTTCCGGCTTGCCCATAATCTGTATCAATCCCGACCCATTCGGCTTTCTTGGCACTCGACACGTTTCAGAACGCAACTGCGCTATCATCTTATCCCCAATATCACTTGAGATACTAATGAGCAAATCGGGGTCAATGTATTCGCCATGCTCAACCGCGCGGTATGTCCGGTAATATCTATCCCTCAATCCCCATATGTACTGCGCCCGCTTGTTCTTGAATGTCTGCTTGTTGGTTCTCGCCTTGTGGCGGGCCTCGCCGTCTAACGCCTCATAGATGGAGTTTGGATCGTCTACACCCTCCGAGCCTTTGAACATGTGGTAATCGATCTTCATTCCATCGAATGCAAGCCCAACCTGCCTGCGCAATGTCACGCCCAACCCATCGCAATCCCATGTGAAGTGGTCGGCGTCCTGTTCTATCGCATAGTCAGTTGCCCAATCACACCCGTCGTTCGCGTCCTTGTCAGGGTCTTCCAGTATTCCGAGGATAACCGACCCTTGGCGAAGCGCTAAGGCCTTGGGGTCTCCGCCGTCTGAAGGGTCATGCGATACGATACGTGCGCCCCTTGGCTCAAACCCTAACTTCTTGTGTGCGTCAATAGCCGCATCGAACCACTCGGCCCGAATGATTGCGTCATCTACCGTGTCGTTGAACGCACCTTCCCATATGTGGTCATACTTGGCGCGGCTCATATGCTCATAATCCCAAAGGCGCTGTTGCTCCAACTCACCGTGCCAAGGGTTATCTCGCCAGTTCATCATAATGATTAGGTGCATCGCGTCTTCATAATATCCATGCGAGGCCAGTGCCGATTGGAATGGGATGATAAACCTCTCGCTGAATGGATCGTTTGAAGCCTGCGGGTTTGCCGAGAAGAATAGCTTTGAATCACCGGCGCGGATTGTTGGCAGCAAATCCTCTATAGATTGCTCTGATAGCGCGTCGGCCTCCTCAATCCATGAATATTTGAACCCCTGCGCTGACTTGACCGCTGCTGAATTACGGGCGAAGCCCTTGTACCTAAAACCACCACCGCCAGAGAAATCAATCTTCTTATCCGTTGTGTATGCGCCCTGCATTCCCAGCTTGTCTATCAACTCACATAGAACCTTGTGCACACTATCATCAATGGAGTTCTGGTATTCACGACCACACAGAACATCAGCCGCTTCGGTCTGGGATTTCATTAACAGAATGCGGGCCACTGTTTCGGACTTAGCCGATCCACGCCCGCCTATTAGAACAATCAGCCTGGCATTGGTTGTTAGCACTCTCTCACAAGCCGATGGTATTTGAAGCGTGGGCATTATTTGTCGGCCTTACTCGGCGTGACTACCTCGACTGTCCATTTGGTGTCTAGCTTGCCGTTAACATCAACAGAAGATCTATCAACGAACATGCCAAGATGCTTGCCGAGCAATTCAGCGCCTTTGAAAACACCCATTGCGTTGAATGTATAAGCCGGAACCATATCCCCGTCGCTGTTTTCCACCAACACATGGTCGCCCTGCCTGTCTATCACGGCCTCCGTCTGCTTGCATCTCTCAACCGTCGAATGGATGCTTTCAAGCACGTAATCCTGCGTTATCTCTGTGCGCTCGGACCGTTCATCCTGTAGTTTCCTCAAGTATTCTGCGACCTTGACATTAGTTAACAGCCTAGAAGCCTGCTGATCTGCTGTCTTTTCGCTGTACCCT